CCATTACTATGAATCAATGGACCGCCTTTGGTAACACATCTGGTGAAATGTCGGGAAAAGGAGATGGTCCTTATAGAAATAATAGACTATTTAATAAGTGGGAAAATTATGTATTTGATGTTTTCAAAGAATATGAAGAGGTATTTGATAAAGGCACATCAATAAGAAATGGTGATAGAGTTAAAGATAACGCTGGTGCTATTCTTAGACAGATGATTTTAGACTTATTAGATGGTGAAGAATTATATAAATCTAGTGATTCCGGTAGTACTGCGGGAACTCAAAAGAAATACCTTAACAAATATTTTGGTGAAGTGACTGATGACGTTGATATCAAAGATGAGAGTGTTAGTGATAAAGATCCAAGAACTGGAAATCCAGATACTGAAGATATTGGTCCTATTGCTGATGCTATTGAAGAATTGAAGTATGTTTTTGTTAGAAGAGAGGAAGTCAAAGATGAATTGAATTCTGGTAAATTTGATGGAATGTCTTTTCAGATAAAGGCAACCAACGAAAAGGGAGAAGATGTTAGATTTTATTTTAATATTCAAGATTTTCAAAAAGATTTCTATTATCTGACTTATTCAAGAACTTTTTACTATCACAATGCTTATTTAAAGTCTCAAATTAAGGGAGGATCACCTACTGTGAGTAGAGAAGATTCCATTAAAAATGGAGCCCAGGTCAAATTAGAAAAAGAATCCTTTGGAATATTTGGGACAAAAATTAAAAAACAAGATTTAATAGATTTTATACTTAAAAGAAAAGAAAAATTTGAAATTAACGCTATTGATTCAAAGGGAAAAAATGATGAAAAAGGAAAAACAATTTCAGTTAAAGATATTCACTTTTTATCTAAACAGAGTGGAGAGAAAGATAAAGAAACATATACTCTTTACAAAAATACGGATATGGCTAAATTGAGAGTTGCCATTGACCAAACCTCTGGTTTTAAAAATATTTTAGAAAGTCTAAAATCTGATGAAAATATTTCAAAATCAAAATGAAATACTTAAAATACTTTGAAGATATTGAAATTAAAGACACTGATAAACCTGATGTTAAACTTGCAAAGGAACAGACAAATGATGTGTCACAAAATTTATTAGAATATAATCAAAAAAAGTCTAAAATTGAATCTCTCTATAGTAGCACTTCTAATAATTTAGAAATTGAAGAAGGTTTAAAAAAGATATTAGGTGAAGAAAAGGATAAAAATCCGTTTTTATCGGAACTTACAAAATTATTAAGACTTCAAAAAGAAATATTTGATATTCAAAAAAATAAAACAGATGATAAAATTAAATTAGATGATTTTAATAGTGAAATGTCTTTAGCGCAGGGGTCTGATATTAAACAACGTATATCATTTAAATTGAATGATATTAAGTCGAGAATGGGTAGTTACGATGCTAAAATAGCCAATAAGATGAAAGAGTTACAAGACTTTAAAACTAAACATACTAAAAAAATGGAAGATTTAAAGAAAGAAATTACTAAAAATACACAGAATATTAAACAAGAAGACCAAAAATAGAAAAAATATCATTTTTTCAACTTTATATATACTATAAAAATTATAAAAAATTAAAATAACAATATGGCAATTCAAATTGGAAAATACAAGAGACCAGGAATCTTCATCGAGGAATTTGACAAATCAGTCATAACTAGTCCTGTGGTAGAAGGAATCACAAATTTAATTATTGGGGTTTCTAAAAAAGGACCAGTTAATACTCCAATCAGAGTCACTACTACTGGTGATTTTGAGTCTATTTTTGGTCAATTAGATAGATCTCTTGAGAGAAAAGGATCATTCTTTCACAGAACAGTTGCAAAAATGCTTGAAACAGCTCCTGTTTTTGCAATGAACTTGTTATTAACAGACGATACTTTAGATGTGATTGAATATCAATCATTATCATCTTCTTCTGGATATAACAACGACATTGAAAGAGAAGGTCCATATAGAAGATTTTTTGATACTACTGGTTTCTGGAAAAGAGACACTGAGTCATTTATTAATCTTACAAAAAATAACTTAGGTTACTCAGAGAGAGCATTAAGTCTAACTAACTTATCAGATAGATATGTAACTATATTTACTTTCAAATCTACATTAACTGGTTTTGATAGAACTATGTTAGAGTGGTACGGATCAATTGAAAGAATGCCAGCTTATGTCAATCCTAATGATTATGCGTCTGATTACTTAGTGGATGTTGTTATTGTAGCTGGTGATTGGTCAAATTATCAAGAACTTGCTGTTGATAACAGATGGAGTGCTTACTTTAATGCTTCTGGTTTGAGAAAGAGTGAAGTTAGAAACTTCGCCAATGATAGAAATATCACTACACTTGCTTATTATGAAGGATTGTCATTAATACCATATTTTAGAGATTTAAACGGAAGAAATATATTTATTGAAACTACAATTAACAGAGATACTGATAGAACTGGTGTGTTCTGTGCATTTAACAATGATTTAGTTGAAAAAGACTATTACACAGGATTACTTGACTTATTAGGTAATACTTTAGTTGGAGCTGAAGATATGGATGTTAATTTCCTTTCTTATAAAGAAACCATCACTGAATCTGTGATGATTACTAATACTCCATTAGACTTACCTGGTAACGTAACTGCTATGTTGGGTGGTACTTGGTCCGGATATGGATATATTAATCAAGATCCTCATGCATTTGGTGGAAACGTTTCTGGTGGTGTTAAGCCTTCGGGTGTTGTGGTAAATGCTGATGAGAGAACTGCTTGGTTTGCTGAATATTCGGTGTATGGTGTTACAAGACCGACTTCTCCTATCACATCTTCAACTCAATCTATTAGTGTTGATTATGATTTGATATCTGATTCTTATGTTGTTATTGGAGAGACTTATATTCCTGTTCAAGGAACATCATCTGGTTCAGTTACACTTAATATAAGTGCTTCTGATTATCCTTACTCTACAACTACTGCGACATACCGTTCAGTATTTGTTATTGATAATACTGGTGAAATCTCAGTTATTAATAGCTTGACAGAAGGTGTTAATCCAAGTGTCGCTACAACAGATATCGTATTAGGATATATTGATGTTGATGTAAATGCTAATCAATTTGTCAATTTAGGTTCACTTGTATCTAACTTTATAAATGTTAATGTTGGAACACAAGGATTTATTGATTATCAATTTGGTACTCAATCTGGTGACGACTATTATATCTCATTAGAAGACCCAACTACTGGTAAAATTAAAATTACATTTAATGATACAGCGGCAATCGCTAGTCCATCTAACTACGATCAATACAGAAGATTTAAACTATTTAACAGATTAACAAATATTATTGATAGCCCAGGAAAAGATAAAATGACTCTTTTACTTGGACCAACTGATACTGATGTGAAATATAGTATGTCGAATGTGACTATTTCAAATATTGTTAATTCAACAACTCAAAATAAGTCGTTTATTTTAACAACTGGTCTTTCACAAGCCGAACTTTCTAATGTATTAGGTGGTATGTTTATTCTTTATACTGAAGATAACGAATTCTTACTTGGATTTGATGGCGTAATCACTAAGGATGAAGTTGCTGGAACAAGCTTAAATGAATTGGGAGTTGTTGCAAAATACTCTAAATTCTATCAAAGATATTTTGATGGTCAAATCAATACAAAAGACTTCTTCTACGCTAACAGACTATATCTTGATGCTTCGGCTATGGATGGTGGATTTGCTAACGCGTATGCTTCTACAGGTGGAACAGTTGATGTGGTATTTGTGGATGGAGAATCTGCTCCTCTTGGATCACCTACGTCTTCATACGCTGGTTATGATTATATTATCTTCAATGCTCCTAGCTTTGAAACTGAGACTAACTTAGCAACTTTTGAACAACTAATGTTCCCTTCAGCTTCTAAAAATAAAGGATCATTTACAATAGTATCAAACTCTGTAAATGCTGGTCAAACTCCAGCTCAGTTAGCAGCGGCTCTTGGTTATACAGCTTCTAACTTCTTCGCTTATCAAGTTAATGAAGAAGTTGAATATGAAGAACTATTTGATGTTAGTCTTATTTATGACTATTTAGGAAGACATTATTTAAGAATGTTCTTAGATGGAAATGGAGTACTTTCGGTTGAGTTTAAAGACTCTTTACTTGATAGTGATATTGATGTTGATCCTGAAGCAAATAATACTTTCTATGTTCAATCTGATAAGTCAAACTTTACTCAGACTATTGAACTTGAGGTTCCATCTGGTTATGTTCAAACACCTAATAAGATTTTAATTGATGGTGCTAGATATACAGAAATTAAAGTTGGTGATTTCTTAGAGGCTTTCTATGATACATCACTTTTACAAGTTGGTGAATATCCAAGAAAAATAACTAGAGTTCTTTCTAAAAGACAATATAGTGGAGATCCATCACTTGTTGAGGTTACTTGTGACTCAAGAATTGCTATAAGAAACTTTGGTGGTGACTTACAAACTACAAGATTTGTAACAATCGATCAATATGCTACTACATATAAGGCAATCTCTCTTAAAGGATTTAGAATCAGAAATGCTTCACTTCCTGATGGTACAGAATCTAAGCAAAATGCTATCTTAAACTTAGTTGCTAAAGGAACACCTTTATTTAAAGCAACAACTAATAAAGAAGCAATTGACTTTAGATATTTAATTGACTCATTTGGATTGGGTCTTACTGAAAGAAGTAAGCAACAATTGATGGATATTTGTGGAGATAGATTAGACTCATTCGGTTTCATTAACATGCCGTCTGCTAGATCTTTCAAAAATTCATCTTCGCCTTCTTTTGTTAATAATGAAGGAGTTTTACAAACTGCGTTTATTGCTTCAGGAGGTGATCCTGAGAGTAATCCAGCATTCCTTTACTCATTTGGTGAAGGAGGAGGAACAACTTGTGTAGGATACTTCTTCCCTTATGTAAATATAAATGATAATGGAAGACCTTTAGATCATCCACCAGCTCCATTCGTAGCAACTACATATATGAGAAAACATATCTCTAATGTAGGAAATGTTACTCCTTGGACGATAGCTGCGGGTGTTACTAATGGTAGAATTACAAACATCAATAGTTTGGAACAAGATTTAACTCCAAGTGATATTGAAAACCTTAACATAGCTCAAATGAATCCTTTGGTATTCAAAAGAAATAGAGGTTTTGTAATTGAGACTGAAAATACGGCTCAGACTCTTTATAAGTCAGCTCTTTCTTACATTCACGTAAGAGAGGTATTGATTGAACTTGAGAGAGAGTTATCGAGAATGTTATTGGACTTCCAGTGGAAATTTAATACACCAGATATCAGAGCTGAAATTAAGTTAAGAGCTGACGTTATTTGTGAAACATATGTTGGTAAAAATGGTTTATATAACTATTTCAATAAAATGGATGATGAAAATAACACTCCAGAAATCATTGATAATCAAATCGGTGTTCTTGATACTTATGTTGAACCAATCAAAGGAATGGGTGTTATTGTTAATAACATTACGATTCTTAGAACAGGTGCTATCAGTGCTGGTGGTTTCATCAACTCTTAAGATAAGAATAATTAAACAATCTAAAACCTCCAATTATAATTGGAGGTTTTTTTATTTATAATATAAACTTATTTGAAATTATTAATTATAATAGAGGAGATAAACTCTCGAATATATAAAAAAAAATATTTAATAATATGTCAGATAATAAAAAACAAGAAATGTCAGAAGAAGACTACTTAAAAAAACATTTAAGTGAGTTAGAAACTGGTAAAAAAATTGCTGATGGGGAGATTCCATTTATTCAACAAGTAGATGCTTCAAGAACTACAGATTTACAATTCTTTAATATGGATGTAAATCAACTACCTTGTGGTCAATTTTATCCAACCGGAACACTCTTTATGGTAAGACCAGCTCAAGTGAAAGAAATACAAGCTTATTCTATGGTTGATGATGAAAACTTCTACGATATAGTTGAAAAAATGAATGATATGCTTCAAGCGTGTGTTAGGATTAAATACCCTGATGGTAAAGTTGGATCATTTCTTGAGGTTAAAGACCAGGACAGGTTATATTTAATATTTTTAATTAGAGAGCTTACTTTTCAACAAGGAAACTCTTTAGCTGTTACGCTAAATTGTGGTGCTTGTGGTGCTGAGCAAAAAATAGAATTAAACAGAAATCACTTTGACTATTATGATATCGATGAGAAGTTACAAAAATATTTTAGTTTGTCTTCAAGAACTTTTAATTTCAAAACGGTCAATGGTAAAAACTTTGAATTAACTCCTCCAAATATTGGATTACAAAAAGCATTTACCGACTATATTGTCAAAGAAAATAATGAAAAAAGAACACCAAATCTTTCTTTCTTAAAGATTATTCCATTTATGTTACCAGGTAGAACTGCAATAACATACGACGGTATCAAAGCTAAATTAAAAGAGTTTGAAGAAATGGATGATATCTCTTTCCAATTTTTGAATGCTGCTGTTACAAAGATGACTTTTGGTATCAAAGATTTGAAAAAAACTTGTGAGTGCGGTGCGGAGGTCCGCACTGATATGCAATTTCCCAACGGAGCCTCAGGCATTTTCGTTGTTTCAGATGCCTTTGAAGCATATATTAAAGAATAAATTACAGCTTCAAAAACATTTTCATCTTCAAGAATGGGCAATTGATGGTTGGCCATTCTGGATGTTTGAAGAAAACATCAAACTCGTTAATGAATTAATTGAAGAGGAAGAAAAAGAGAAGAAGAAACAAGAAGATGATCATTCAAAGTCAATGCCTGACACATCTTCAATGATGAAGGGAGCTGGAAACTTTAGTGCGCCAAATTTCAGTATGCCAAAGTTCTAAAACTGTAGAAATAAAAAACCCACCAAAATTTGGTGGGTTTTTTTGTTTTAAGTAGTTTAATATTAATAACCACTAACGATTGGTGGATTAATCTGAAACTGAGCATCAATGTACTCATCGATGAAGTAATCAGCTACGAAATCAGCTGAAACGTTTTCTTGAATGTTGTTAGAACCCCAGTCAAGTGAAAATCCACTTATTTTGGTTAATTGAACGTTTTGAAAAGTTACTCTTCTTAATACAACACCTTTCTTATCGTGTTGATTTACAATAATTGTTCCGATGATATCAGATTTATAGTGAAGAGCTCCGTTTTGAGAGTTGAACACTAAATCGTACCAAGCTTTTAAAGTATTCCAAGTTTCCATAGAACCTGCTTGATTCACATTCACTTGGAATGGAATTGAAAAAGCAATGTCTGTTTTATCCGGAGGAGTCATAAACATTCTAGTTGAATACTTGAATCTTTGTGGTTTTGCTGTAACTCCAAATTCAGTTAAGTTTAAGTCTATAAGTATAACTGGTAAGATAAAGTTTATCTCAAACAGGTTTAAGTATACAACCTCATCAGGTAATGTTCCAGGTCCCCCTGGTGTTCCTGTGTTAATTACTTGAGTAAAATGTGGTAATCCCATGTTTTTTATTATTTTTTTGTATATTATATATTTTTCTCGTTTTTGTCTCTAAGTCTTTTTGAAACAAATATGTTGTAAAAATTGCCTTTTCCACTTTTTAGATTTAATAGATATAATTATGAACTGTAACTATAGATATTGCGGAAGACCAATAAAATACGGAAGACCTGATAGAAGATTCTGTAATAAAAATTGCAAATCAAAAGAAATGGCTATATCAAAAGAGTTGAAGGTGTTAAATAGAAAAAGTTTAAAAAGTAGGCAATTTATTTTAAAGTCCATAATCAAACACAATAATAAGTATGTATATGATTTAGTTCTATATGAGAATTGCAGAACTAAAGTAAAGATAATATGTCCAGTTCATGGAGTATTTGAGCAGACTCCGGATGCTCACCTTTATTCTGGTAGAGGATGTGAGAAATGTGCTAGAGAAGCCAGAAGAAAAGATTCATAGAGTAAATAATACAACTATTTTTGATTTTAGACTATATATAGTAACAAAAAATGTTTTAATTTATGTCTAAAATTTACCTTATAGGTGATTCACATATTGGACTTGGATATCCAAATTCTGTCGATAAGTGGTATAAAGTTCATCAGGAGTATTTTACAGAATTTCTAATTCCAACTCTTAAAAAAAGAGTTCAACCAGGTGATATTATTGTTCATTTAGGTGACTTATTTGATAATAGAAATGTTATTCCAATCAATTTATTAAACTATGGAATGGATGTGGTTGAGGAGCTATGTAAAATCGCACCTACCCATATTATAATAGGAAATCATGACCTTTGGTCAAAATCTGCTTCTGAAATAAACTCAATCAGACCATTTAGATATATTCCTGATGTAACAATTTACGATAAAGTTACTAAGATTGAATATAATGGTAGAAAAATACTTATGATGCCCTATATTGAGAAAAGATTAGAACAGGCCAAATACATAGATGAAAATAGAGATTGTGAGTATCTTTTTTGTCACTCTGATTTAAATGGTTGTAAAATGCACTTAACATCGGTTGCTCACAAAAACTCTGATAAAATTGATATTGAAAACTTTTCGGCTTTTAAAGGAGTATATTCTGGGCATATACACCTTGTCCAGCGTAATAAAAACTTTACATTTGTGGGTTCGATTTTCCAAATGGATAGAAATGACTACGGTGACCAAAAAGGAATTTTTGTAATTGATACTGAAGATAACACAGAGGAATTTATTCCAAATAAAGTATCACCTGTATTTAAAAAAGTCAGAGTTGTTGGTGAAGATGATGTTCAATTATTAGAAAGTCTTAAAGATTCTAAAGATTATATTGATATTGCTATTTCTAACAATCTTTTAATTTCAAATAGAAAACTAAGAAGAAAATTGGAAGTTATTTTAGAAAAAAGTAACTTTGCTTCTGTAGAATATATAGATGACATTACTAAAAATCTAGAAGATGATGATGAGTTAAATGAGGCAATCGAAGTTGATGAAGAGACTTTTGAGATATCAATAGCATTGGATTATGAAGATTATGTAAAAGAGTATATTTTAAAACAAAAATATGATAATGAAAAGTTTAAACAAGGAATTTTGAACGAGTATAACGAAGTTATAAAGATTTACAAAGAAAATTTTAATTCAAAAAACGACTAAAATGGATCCATACGAAGTTTATGATAGATGTCTTTCTAATAAACCTTACACTGTAGATTTTAAAATTTATTCAGAAAAATATCTACAAAAAGTTATTACAAAACTTGCGGAATTAGAAGAGTATGAAAAATGCTCTGACTTGTCTAAATATATTAGACAGCGATTTAATCATCAGGAAAATTATTATGTATTAGTTGCTCAAAAGAGTTAGTAGAGTTTATCTAATTTAATCTTTAAATCACCTGTTCCTTTTATCAATCTATGATAAGCTCCCATTGGTATAAATACTTTTCCCTCTATTAATTTAGGTAGTTCGTTATCTATTTGTATTTTCCAATCTGTATCTTCAATTGACTCTATTATACGATCTTCGTAATCTCTGTGCCACATAAACTCTCCAGAATCAGTGTTTTGACTGAATACTCTGATAAATGTATTATCTGATATTTTATTTTCTTTGAAAGGTAGTTCCATAAATCAATTACCAGAATCCAGGATAAGTTTTACCACCCCACAAATGTCCGTATTTCGTCAGACGACACGCCCAGTATCCAGCTTTAGTCTTATCTTTCTTAGTTGAACATTTATGACGAGCCGCAAATGACTTTCTAGCGTCTGGATTACTAACTTTAGCTGTTAAGCCACCGTGAACATCACCGAAAGAAATCTTTTTAACATTTCCTGTTTTTGGATTTTTAACATAAACATAGTATTTTTTTCCACCGCCGCTATTTCTCATTGGGTGATTTAATTTCACTTCTTTTCCTTTATATTCTGCTTCAGAAACAAATTCTATATTTTCCATAGGTAAATCCAAAGGAACTAATTCTCCGTTAAAGTAACCAAATTTACCAATTTCTGTTGATTCATAAATTTCTTTATCTATTTCACATAATTTGACTTTTCCTTCATCAAATAATTGGCGAGCCTCTTTAATAACTTGATAGAAAGCTTCTGAGCCTGGTCTGAAAATATTTTCAGTTATTGGTTTATTATTTTCTAAATGATACTTTAAACTCTCTGAAAACAGAACATTTACAAATTCAGATGCTTTTTTAACATTTTCATCAGTATCACATTTGCAGTCATCTCTTGGTCTTCAACTGAAGTTTTGAAAGAAGGTCTGTTTTCTTTATCTTTTTCTAAAGACTTTACGTTGAATAAAGCCTCTTGGTCTTTATTTTTATCCTTTTCAGAGAGTTTTTTAATTTTCATATCTGTGATTTATTTTTATTTATTATTTATTGCTTTTAAAATTTTAGCACATTTCTCATACTCTTCTTGAGCTTCTAATTCTTTCATCCATTCTTTTAGTTGTTGTCTGCTTGATAACTCGATTCTTAGTCTGAATCTTATTTCCTCAACGTCCTTCATATTTTGAGCAGAACCATCAATTATTTTGTTTATAATATACTTATCGGTCTTTTTTGAATAAAGAAAATCATCCCATGTGTAAATTCCGTTTTCTGCAAGAAAATTTATTATCTCCTCAACGCATATATCAGTATTGGATTTTTTTTCAGACTTTTTATTTCTACCAAAAAGTTTTTTAAAAAACTCTTCATTAAGAAAATCGTCATAATTATAAATTTTACTCATATCTTATATATTAATTTTGACGATTGAGAAATAGGTTTTTAATATATAGTTAAAACTCAATTAGAATTAATGTCTAATCATAAAAATTTATACTTTTTCAACAAAGAAGGAGATTATCTGAATTTCAACTATAATGAAGTTGAAGAAAGATTTGAGGGTGATATACTTTTTCACGAAAACTCAAACGATACATACAAAACAGTCGGTTTATATACTCTAGAGCATATTCCTTCTTTTGATTTTGAGCTGCCTGGTCAGCTTACAACTAATAAATTTCAATTATTTAACGAATATGGATTTCATTTTTATGGATCCAAATGGGCTACTCAATCAATAACTACAATAGAGCCTGTGAATAACGATCCGACTTTTTATACTAAGTGGATTTATGGTGATAATTTTGACGCAAAATTCCCAATTGGTACTTTTATTAGGTTTAATGAATCATTTACGGAATTTACAAATACTGATCAGATTTATACTGTTGTAGGATCAAAAC